AGAGTACGCAAAATATGTTAAAAGGTAATAGTTATGACAGAAAAAGATAACAAAGATTTAAACAGAACACCACGTTCTGCCGACACTCGAGCTGATAAAGTAGCTCGCAAACCATGGAGCCCACCATCTACGTTGGATACTCCTCCTGCACCTGAAGGTTATACTTACAGGTGGATCAGAGCCGAAATTGTAGGCCAAGAAGATCGCAAGAATATAACTTCAAGATTAAGCGAAGGTTTCGACCTAGTAAGATCTGACGAGTTACATACTTCTGACCAAGATCGTTTTGACACTTTACAACAAGGTAAACACGCAGGAGTTGTTGCACGAGGTGGTTTGCTATTGGCTAAGATTCCAAATGAAACGCGGGAAGAGAGAAACTCCTACTATGCTAACCGTGCCAAAACTCAGCAAGATGCTGTAGATAACGATATGATGAAGGAATCAGATCCAAGTTCTCCGATGTTAAATCCTCAGAGATCAAGCAAAGTAACTTTTGGCGGTGGTCAACGAAGTTGATCGCTATAACTTTAAATAACAAATATAAGGTGACTTATTATGGCTAACAAAAATGCCCCTTTCGGAGCACGTGTTGTAGGTAAATTAGGTTCTGGCGTTGCCAACGGTGGTACAACAGAATACGCAATTGCCTCAGGTGCTTCTGGGAATATTTTTTCAGGCGATTTAGTAAAAATGACCAACACAGGTACTATCTTAGTAGCTGCTGCTGGTGATGAGTCCATAGGAATTTTTAGAGGTTGTACTTTTACAAACTCTTCAGGTGATACTGTTTTCAGTTCACATTTTCCCGATGGAACTGTATCGTCCGATATTAAAGCATTCGTAATAGATGACCCTGATGCTGTATTTGAAATTCAAAGTGCAGGTTCTCCAGCTCAAACTGATGTCGGTTTGAACGCAGATATTTCCTATACTGCTGGCTCTGTGAAAACAGGGATGTCAGCTTTAGAACTATCTGGAACAACAGCAGCTACAACTGCTACGTTCAGAATTATGGGCTTTTCGAGTGACCCAGATAACAGTACAACAGGTTCAGCTAACGTGAATGTGATTGTTAAATTTAATGAGCATTTCTATGTCGATCCAACAGGAGTATAAATAATGGCAATTAACAGATCGCAATTAGCGAAAGAATTAGAGCCAGGTTTGAATGCCTTGTTCGGTATGGAATACTCAAGATACGAAGCTCAACATACAGAAATTTACGATACTGAAACTTCTGATAGAGCGTTTGAAGAAGAAACTCTAATAGTAGGGTTTGGTAATGCAGAGGTAAAAGCTGAAGGTAGCGGTGTCAGATTTGATACAGCTAACGAAGGTTATACATCTCGTTACACCCACGAAACAGTGGCTTTAGCATTCGCACTAACCGAAGAAGCAGTTGAAGATAATCTTTATGACAGACTCGGAGCAAGATATACCAAAGCACTAGCAAGGTCTATGGCTAATACAAAGCAAATCAAAGCTGCATCTGTATTGAACAATGCGTTCTCTACAACAGGTGGTGATGGTAAAGTGCTTGTAGCTACAGATCATCCACTAGGCGGCGGCGGTTCACTAGCAAACAGAGCTACCACTATGGCGGATCTTAATGAAACTTCACTTGAAGACGCATTAATTAATATCTCTACATTTACGGATGATAAAGGTCTTAATATTGCTCTAAAAGGTATGAAGCTAATTATTCCACCACAATTAGTATTTGTTGCTGACAGATTATTACAAACTCCTGGAAGAGTTGGTACGTCTGACAACGACATTAATGCTATTAAGAATACTGGTATGCTACCTGATGGTTATGTTGTGAATAACTATCTGACAGATACAGATGCTTTCTTCTTGAAAACAGACTGTCCTGACGGATTTAAGTATTTTGAAAGATCACCAATGACAACTTCATTGGAAGGTGATTTCGATACTGGCAACATGAGATATAAGGCTAGAGAGCGTTATAGCTTCGGATATTCAAACTTTAGAGCCGTTTTCGGTTCTCAAGGAGCTTAAAGGAACGAATTATTGTAGCGTTTCTCACTCAACTACAATTACTAAGGGGAGCTTCGGCTCCCTTTTTTCTTGCTTGATTTATATTTGGCGTGTAAACTTTAAGGAGTTTATAAATTAATTAGCTTAATGAGGATCGATTTCGATTTCCATTAATACAAGTAAAGGAGTTCATAATGGCTAATCCACATTTTCAAAACTTAATACTATGGGCAGGTAACACTGTTGCATCTAAGCATAAAAAAGATATGCCTATGTTTGCACCATATCCATCTGACCAAACTTTCTACATGTATCATAATGATTTCATGACGTATAACTCAGGAGACTGGACTATTACGACTACTGAAGCTGGTACAGGTAGTGCAACTGAGGCTATTACTTCAGGAGCTGGAGGTCAATTACTATTAACAAACGCAGCAGGCGATAACGATTTAGACTTTTTACAATTAAAAGGCGAAAGTTTTAAATTAAGCACAAGCAAAAGATCATATTTTTCTGCAAGATTTAAAGTAAGTGATGTAGACCAATCAGACTTTGTTATAGGCCTTGGAATTACAGATACAACACCTCTGGACACAACAGATGGAGTATTCTTTATTTCAGCAGACGGTGATGCAGGGTTAGATTTTTTAATTGAAAAAGATAATTCAAACACTTCAACAGCAGATGTAGCCACTATGGCAGACGATACATTTATTACCGTTTCATTCTTTATTGATCCTGATAGAACATCAAAAGTCTATTATTCAGTAAATAATGCTGAACCTGTAGGTGTAACTAATGCTAACTTACCAGATGATGAAGAACTAACTGTATCATTTGGTATTCAAAATGGTGAAGCAGCTGCAAAAACTATGACAATTGATTATGTCGTAGCAGCAGTTGAAAGATAAGGAGTAAACAATGGCAGATACAGTAACTTCACAAACTATCCAAGATGGTGAGAGAGTCGCAGTATTAAAGTTTACTAATGAATCTGACGGTACAGGCGAGGCTTCAGTCAAAAAAGTTGACGTATCAGCACTTACAACCAATAGTGCTGGTGAATCTTGCACAAGTGTGTCATTAGCACGTATTTACTGGGCAACTAGAGGTATGGGCGTTGATCTTGAGTTTGATGCTACAACTAATGTTTTAGCTATTCCATTACCAGCAGATAGCACAGGTGATGAATACTATGACGATAGATTTAGTGGTATACCAAACAACGCAGGTTCTGGTGTAACTGGAGATATAGACTTCACTACGGTAGGTCACTCAAGTGGTGATGCTTATTCAATAATTTTAGTTTTAAACAAAAACTATTAATGAATGGCAGAGTACAAAGGCAAAACCGTAACTCTTAACAGACCAAGGGCTATCCCAAAAGGTAGCCCTGGATACGGTAAAAAACGTAAAGAAGTTTTTGTCAAAGGCTGTAGTAGCGAAAGTTCTAGAGTCAAACGCATAACTTTTGGTGATGCCAAACTTGGAATGCATAAAGACAGCAAAGCTAGAAAAAAATCATATTGTGCACGTAGTGGTGGCATGAGCGGTACTACAGATAGATGTAGTGCTAACTATTGGGCTAGACGAGATTGGGATTGTTAGATGGCAAAAGCAAAAAGTAAAGGTAAGATTTGTCCAGAAGGTAAGGCTTGGGCTAAAAGAACCTTTGATGTTTATCCAAGTGCCTATGCAAATCTTGCCGCATCTAAATATTGCCAAGATCCTAATTACGCAAAAAAATCTAAAAGAACAAAAAAATCTACTGGTGGACCTGTAATTAGAGGTCAAGGGATTGTTATGAAAAATAGATTAAGATAATGGGACAGCTACAACAATGGTTAGATGAAGACTGGGTTAGAATTGGATCTGACGGATCTATACTAGGATCATGTGGTAGCAAAAAAGAAGCAGAGGGTAAACCTAAATGCTTGCCTCGTAAAAAAGCAGAAGGTATGTCAAAAGAAGCTAGAGCAAAGCTTGTAGCACGTAAAAGAAAAAAAGACCCAAATCCTAATCGTAAAGGTAAACCAATCATGGTTTCTAATAAACTTAGTGGTGGTGGGCCTGTTGTAAAACAAACAATACGCGGTCAAGGAATTGTTATGAGTAATAGATTAAGATAGAATAATATTATGGCAAAATTAAAGAACCCAAAAAAAGCTGATTTAAACAAAGATAATAAGATTAGTTCTTATGAAGAAAAAAGAGCTTTAGCTATTGAAAAATCTATGGCAAAACAAAATAGAATAAAAAAAGCGGGTGGTGGTTCTATAGCAAAAGGTTGTGGAGCTGTCATGGATCAAAAAAGAAAAGTTACTACATTTAGTTAGGAGAAACTATGTCAAATAAAGATAAAAAAATGGAAGCTAAATTAAAAGCTAGACAAAACGCAAAAGTTAGACCAGATGAGCCAGTACAAGAAGATCGTATTTACCTAAATATGCCTAAAAAGAAAGCTCCTGCTAAGAAAAAAACACCTGCAAAAAAAAGCAGTACAAAAAAGAGTAAATAATTATGTTTAAAAGAACAAAAGGTTATGCAATGGGCGGTTCTGTTAAAGGAACTAAATACATGGCTAAAGGTGGTGCAGCAAAAGGCACCAAATATATGGCAAAAGGCGGTGCTATGAAGGGCACTAAGTATATGGCTAAAGGTGGAGCTATGAAAGGCACCAAGTACATGGCCAAAGGCGGTGCCATGAAAGGAACTAAATATATGTCAAAAGGCGGCAAAGTTTAATTTGCACCTTAAATGTCATATTTAATTTCTAACATACCTCAGTTTAAGTGTTGGGTAAGAAAAGAATTTACAGCCAACCACAGTAATTATCACGGAGAGTATCTACACGCTCTCGTTATAGGTGTTAATACCATTCCAGATAGATCTTTATCGTTTCAAGTAGTTTTTACTGGATGTGAAATAGATAATGAAGAAGATGCACCAAATGTTCATGGTGGTGCTATGTGGGCAAGAATGCCAATTCAAGGATTAGTAGCTGACATACCATTAGAAGAATGGCCTACTGCTATGGAAGATCATTTAGCTCAACCTTGGGATTGTTTAAGTCATGATCATTCTGTAGTAGTTTTAGATAGAGTAAGTTCATCACCCTGGCTTTGTAAAATAGGCGGTGACTTTCATATGGGTAAATATTTGTTTACAGTAGATTACACAGAAAACTCTATAGCAGATGATCCAGCTCAACATAAGCAATCACATGTGTTATATTTAACAGATGCTGGTGAATACACTGGTAATTTTGTAGCTTTACCTAATAATAGAGTAAGAGCTACAAATCCTGCTTTATGGCGTGTAGGTGAAGGAGCTCCAGACTTTATGCCTTCTCAATGGACGCATTCAGCAGAACAACATGAAAGTTATATAGATCCAAACATAACATTTGATAATTTGTATAACCAAGAGGATAATAAATAATGACAGAATTAAGTGTAGCAGCAAAAAGAAAATTAATTAAAGAGCTAAAAGGTGCTTCTAAATTGCACGCAAAACAAGCAAAACAAATAGAGAAGTCTTTAAAAAAAACTAAGAAAAAGTAATGGCATTATCAGGTAGCACAAATTTTGAACCAAACGTAACTGAGTTTATTGAAGAAGCATACGAAAGGTGTGGAGCTGAACTTAGAACAGGTTATGATCTAAAAACAGCAATACGTAGTGTAAATTTAATGCTTGCAGAATGGGCTAACAGAGGCTTAAATCAATGGACTATTGAACAAGCTACCCAAACTGTTACAGAAGGCACAACTGATTATTCTTTAAATTCTAATGTTATAGATGTTTTAGATGTGGTTGTACGTAGAACAGTAAATCAAACACAAACAGACATAAGTATGAATCGTATAAGTAGAAGTGAATATCTAAATATTCCTAATAAAACTACAAAAGCAAGACCTTCACAATTCTTTTTTGATAAATTAAGCACACCAGCACTAAAAGTTTGGCCTGCACCAGAAAATAGCACTGATATTTTAGTTTTTAACAAACTTGTCCGTATGGATGATGCAGATAAGGCTACCAATACTATGGATATGCCTTTCAGGTTTTATCCTTGTTTTGTAGCAGGATTAGCTTACTACATATCATTAAAAAAGAATCCACAACTTACTCCACAACTTAAAGCTTTGTACGAAGAAGAGTTTCGTAGAGCTGCTGACCAGGACGAGGATAGAGCATCATTTAGAATCAGACCAAATATAAGGATGAATTAAAATGGCATATGCACTTGGTAAATTTGCAAAGGCTTTATGTGATAGATGTGGTTTTGAATATAAATTAAATGAATTAAAACAAGAATGGAATGGGTTAAAAACCTGTCCAGATTGCTACGAGCCAAAGCATCCACAACTAGAGCCGCTTACAGCTACTGCTGATCCAGAAGCTTTGTATAAACCAAGACCAAATAATGATGTAGAAGAAGGAGAGGGTTTTGTTGTTGTTGTGCAATCAAATAACTTTAAACCAGATTTTTTAAATCCATCAACCTTGCCGACTAACTTTACAGTTAGCGAGATGACAGGTGGAGTAGGTGAGGTTACAATAGTTACATGACATTAGCAGAACTAAAAACATTAATACAAAATTATGTAGAAAATACAGAAACTACATTTGTAGCTACATTAGATGATTTTATTAAAAATGCAGAAGAAAGAATATTTGAGCTAATACAGTTTGATTTCTTTCGTAAAAATGTTACTGGTACATTAACTGCTGGCAACACATATTTAACAGCACCAACAGATTTTCAAATGTCCTTCTCACTAGCCGTTATAGATGGTGATGGTGATTACCACTACTTAGATAAAAAACATACTACATTTATGCGTGAATACGCTGTAGATCCTACAGCAACAACTGAAAGAGCC